GGTGCTTCTTTAGATGATGTTAAAAAAATATATAGAATTACACCTTATATACAAGAAAAACTATTAAATTTTAAAATATGAATAAATTAGATACAGCATTGCTGTTAAAACTTACTAAAGCAGATAAGGAAATATTAAAACAAAAAGCAGATGAAAAAAGAATGTCTTTGTCTGGCTATATAAGAAATGAATTATTAAACAATTAAATATATAAATTATGGCAGGAATTATTACAGCAAGTATTAGGGTAGATAAACTCCCTAAAGAAAAGTTCATCAAAGGTAAAGATGGTGCAGTTTATTACAACTTAACCATTAATGTAAATGATGAAACAAGATATGGAAATAATGTTTCTATTTCTGATTCACAAACATTAGAAGAAAGAGAAGCAAAAGTAAAAAGAAATTATTTAGGAAATGGAAAGGTAGTTTGGACAAATGACTTGATCAAAGTAGCAGAACAAAAAGTAGATATTATTTCTGGTACAGAAGAAACATCTGATTTGCCTTTTTAAAAAAAATGTGATGTACCCACGAGAGGAAAAAAATATAGACGTATATTAAAATATAACTCACATTAAAAATTGGAGGATTAATAGTCCTCCTTTTTTTTTCATATATTTAATTAATGACAAAAAAACGAATGAATGAACAGGAAACTGTTCAGTATCTAATTATGGAAGCAATCGAAGAAGATTGCATAATAAATCCAAAAGAAATTATTACTTATCCACCTGTAGCTTTGTCTTTAGGTGAAAAATTGATTAAAACAAAATATGGTGATATGTTGATGCCAATACCAATTGGTACTTATGGAAACTTCTCATTTATACAAGCACCACCTAAAACCAAAAAAACTTTTCTTGTATCATTATTAATTTCTGTTTATTTAAGTGATCAAAACAATTTTGGTGGTAATATAAAAGGACATAGAAATAATAAACAGGTTTTACATTTTGATACTGAACAAGGTAAATGGCACGCTCAAAAGGTGTTTAAAAGGATTTTAGATATGAATGTAGAAGATTATTCAAAATTTTATCATACTTTTGGATTAAGGACAATTAGTTTTAANCAAAGATTACAATTTATTGAGTATTGTTTAGAGCATAAAGTTCAAAATACAGGTTTATTAATTATTGATGGTATTGCTGATTTAGTATCAGATGTAAATAATATCGAAGAATCAAATGCTTGTATTCAAAAAATAATGGAATGGTCTGCAAATTATAATTGTCATATTATAACTGTCATCCATTCAAATTATGGCTCTGAAAAACCAACTGGACATTTAGGTAGTTTTTTAGAAAAAAAGACAGAGACACAAATACAATTAGAAGCAAATACAGTAAATAAGGATTGGATAACCGTAAAATGCAAACGTAGCAGGGGTTATTCATTTGAAACATTTAGTTTTAAAGTGAATGAAATAGGATTACCAATAATAATTGGTGATTTATATGACCCACTTAAAAATTGAATTGTTTATGCGAGATTTATTGGTTGATATTTTCAAAAAACATAAAATATGGATTGAAATTGTCCAATCTTTTGGTTGTAATAAATTAACAGCCGAAGATTTGGTTATGGAGATGTATATAAAATTAAAAAAAAATATTGATAAAGGTTTGGATATAGATTATGGTGATAAAGATTTTAATTATTATTATGTATATAAAGCACTTAAAAGCCTGTTTTTAGATTTAAAAAGAAAAGAAGCAAAAGTGCAAATAATAAGTCTTGATCATACAAAATTAACTCGCACCATTTTAGATGTAGAATACGAAAATAAATATGATACAATTATAAATGAATTAAATAAAATACATTGGTACGATAGAAAGGTTTTTGAAATTATAGATAGTGGAACCTCTATTTCTTCTTTATCAAGACAAAGTAAAATTCCTTATCATTCACTTTATAACACATATAGAAATGTAATTAAACGACTAAAAAAAATAGTATGATATATAAATTAGAAAAAAAACAATTAGATTGGTGTATGGATTTGGCATTAAAAAGGTCTGGTACGCANAACCACGCAGAAACAAAAAATAGTGTAAATTGTTTTAAAGACAAAGCAGGTTGGTATAGACATTATCTTGGTGTTTTAGGTGAATTAGCTTATTCTATACATACAGGTTATAAAATTAGACCTTTTACAGGTGAAGCAGATAATGGAACAGATTTTGATAATGGTGTAGATGTTAAAGCATCTGATACAAAATATAAACCAAATTTATTATTATTTGAAAAGCAATTTGCAAGAAAATTTGCTAAAAGTTATGTTTTGGTTTGGATAAGATTACCATATGTACAAATTATTGGCGAAATAAAAAGAGAAAAAGTTATTGAATTAAAAGAAATTAAAAATTTTGGTTGGGGTAATTCATATTTTGTAAACAACAAACATTTAAGTAATATTATATTATGAGATTAGGAGATTTAGTTTATTATTTTACATATTATACAGGCATAAGATATATATGGAAAAAAATATATCCAAATTGTAAATGTGATCAAAGGAGAACTGATTGGAATAAATTTAAAGTAAAAAAATGGTAAAATTTAACAAATATGATAGAAAACAATGGGAAGATTTTAGGCTTTCAGAACCAAACTATATCAACAGAGTACAATTTCGATTGGTATGTCTCTTGCACTCACAATACTACAAACATAAATATTACGAACCCTGTACTTGTGACCCAAAAAAAATAAATCAATTAATTAAAGATTTAAATATTATTTGGGATAATGGGCATTGATAAAATAAAAAAATTAGAACAAACATTAATAAAATTTTTAAATTTTGATGGTTGGAATCTAAAATGGACAGGAGATGGTTTTGAACATTATGATGCTGTTGGTTTTACAACAAAAGGTTATAAATGTGTTATAGAAATGAAATTTAGAAATAAATATTATGAAGATAAAATGTTAGAAAAATATAAATATGATAAATTAATGGAAATGAGTAAAGACATTATTAAATTATATTTTGTAAATGATCCAAAAGGAAATTTTATGTTTTGGCTAAATACAATACAAATGCCTAAACCTGTCAAAATGTATTGTCCAGACACCACATTATGGACAAAAAAAAGGTTATTAAAACCTGTTTATTTACTTAAAGAAAACCTTGCAAGTAAAATTAATTTGAATTATTAAAAAAATTTGCCTATATAATATATATTTTGTATATTTATGACTTAATATATAACCTATGAATAATACAATTTTTGAAAATATTGGCTACCACAAGGATTTTTATGTAAATGGCAAACTTATTGGCTATCATAAATTAGAAACATATAATGGTAAATGTGGTTATGCTTCAAAGGAAGATTTTATTGCTAATCGCAATCTTACAGTACAAAAATCACTTGGCAAATATGCAGTAATAAAAAAAGGTCAACATTATACTACACAAATTATACCATTATGTGGTAGGGTTTTAGGTACACAACAAGAAAAAATCATAAGATTAGCAAATTCAAAATTAACTTTTAACTTATAAATATGCAAAAATTAGAAAAATACAAACAAAATTTAGCAATACAAGGAAATAAAGTTTGGAGTTATACCACTCACGTTGCCACAATTAATGGCAATACATTAAATCAATTAGGTTGGTGGTCTGTTACAACTCAAAAACATATTAATTATGTTGCAAAAGAACTTAACTTACAATTAATTAAATAATTAAATTATGGCACACGAACCAAATGCTTTTGAAAACCAAATTTTTGATCATTATAGAACTCAAGCAAAAACAATAAACAACGCTATAGATTTATTGGTACAACACAATTATACTGTAATTGATTTACAGGGAAAAATTATAAATAAAGACACAATAAATTTAGATAAAAAACCTGTGGTATCACCAATAAGATATAATACAAGAAATAAACAATGATTTTATTAATTGATGCAGATAGTTTGGTGTTTGCTAGTTGTTGCAGGACAAAAATAACTCCAGATGATTTACCACATTATTTAGATATAGATGACTGTATATCTAAATTTGATGAGCAATATATGGGAATAGTAAATGATTTGCAAGAGGTTTATAATATTGAAAAAGTTATAACCTTTAATGGATGCAAAGGTAATTTTAGAAAATTATTAACCAAAAATTATAAAGCCAATAGAAAAAAACAAACATTACCTCCATTACTTCATCAAATGCACCAATACGTAAAAGACAATTATGATAGCAAATATGGTTTTGGTATTGAAACAGATGATATGGTTGCTCGTTATTGGAAAACTTTGAGTGATCAATTTGGTAGAGATGAAGTTATGATTGTATCAATAGATAAAGATTACAAGCAGTTTCCTTGTTTAATGTATAATTATCACCATAAACATAGAGAAATATTAGATATATCTTACCAAGATTCTTTGTATAATTTTTATGAACAAATGATAGTTGGTGATACAGCAGACAATGTAAATTTCTTTAAAGGTAAAGGCAAAAAATTTGCAGAAAATTATTACAAAAATTGCACCACAAAATACCAATACACTAAAAAACTTTATCAATTATTTAAAAACAAATACAAAAGTAAGGCAAGACAAAAATACACTGAATGTTATACCTTGCTAAAACTAATTACCAATTAATATGAATGTAGATGACTATATCTATTATTTAAGTTACAAAAACAACCTTACTCAATTTATTATATATAATTGTTCTTATTCTAAAAATAAGAAAAGATTTAACCGAGTTAATTTAAATGATCGGCAAATTTTAGGTTTATTAAAAGAATTAGTTGAAATTAGTTTATATTGTGATCAAATAAATAATAAAAAATAATTCGTTATATATATAGGTATGATAGAAAAAATTGATATAAGCAAAATATTTCCTAATAAAGAAAATCCACGTTTCATAAAGGATTATAAATTTAAAAAATTAGTCAAAAGTGTTAAGGAATTCCCAGAAATGTTAAAATTAAGACCAATTATCATAGATAAAGACAATATTATACTTGGTGGCAATATGAGATATAAAGCCTGTATTGAGATAGGTTTAAAAGAAGTTTACATTATAAAAGCAGATTCATTTAATAAAGAACAATTAAAAGAATTTATAATAAAAGACAATGTAGGATATGGTCAATGGGATTGGGATTTAATTGCAAACCAATGGGACACTCAACAACTTAACCATTGGGGGTTGGATGTTTTAGAATTAGAAGAAACATTCAATGAGGGTGAAATTGGAGAAGATGATAATGAAACAGGTAAAAATGAAGTTGTAATTAATTTAACTATGCCATATTACCAATATGAAAAGATGGAAAATGATTTTGAAAAGTTTATTAAAAAATATCCAAATGTAGTATGCAAAATACAAAATTAAATATATTAATATACCCAATGCTATCGGTAGATAATTTAAATGCTGATTCAAATTATATTATTATTAAGCAATTATGTAATGAGTTATTAAAAACAAATAAATATAATTTTTTTTTATTAATTGATTCTAATAGAAAATATGTTAAAGATGATTTAAATTCTTTGGTAAAAATTTTAAAAATACCAATGCCAAAAAGTAAAAAACACCAAGTAGTTCATTTTAATTCAAACATTTTTAGACAAATTTTTAAAAAATATTCATTTGATATAATATGGAATAATGTAGTTGAACAAGGACACCATTTAAGATATTTTCAAGATACTATAGTGGATGATTTTAGACCAAAAGTTTTTAATTATCACCATTACGTTATACATAGAAGTTTAGAAAAAGTTACAAGTTATTTGCCTTGCATCCATATTTTATACGATCAAATTGTAGGTAGTTTAGGTGCTGATATGAATTTTTTCCATACTCAATATTGTTTTAATATGTTATTAGAAGAAGCAAACGATATACTAAAAGAAGATAAAATTACATTATTAAGGCAAAAAAGTGTTATAAGTCTTGGTGGTTATGTTAATGAAATTAAAAGCATAAAAAAATATGACAAATTTACTTTTATATATAATCACAGATTAGATGGTTATAAAAATTGGCAAATTACATTTAATCAATTTGATCAATTATGGGATGAGGGATTAGATTTTCAAGTTATATTAACAGCAGGAGACAAAGACAATATTAATACTATAAATAAAAAACCATATTGTATCGTAAAATCTTTTACAAAGCATACTGATTATTTAAAAGAATTAGCCAAATGCCATAGTAATACAATAAATAGTAGGCACGAAACTTATTGTATAAGTATAGCAGAAAGTATTATGAATGATCAGATTACTATATTACCAAATAGGTGTACTTTTCCTGAATTAGTAGGAACAGATTATCCTTATTTGTTCAATAATATAGATGATCAATTACAAATGCTTAGAAAGGTAATTAAAAACAAAATAAAAACATTTGATTACCAGACCAAACATAAATTAACTTTAAACAATCATATAAATACCATACATTATTTATTTAAAAAATTAGGAACACCTACAAAAACTAAAGTGTTTGATAGCATAAAAAAACAAAACAGTAAAAATGAAATAAAAAAATATTTATCAAAGCATAAAGAAATAGATTTGCATAATTTTAAAAATTTTGTATTTAAATTAGGTTATGCTTCACAAAGTTTTCCAAATGGTAAATTAAAAATAATATTAAACGAACTAAATTATGATTATAACATAAATTTAGATAAATTTCAAAAAATGAATTATGAGTAAAACCGACAAAATCCGACATACTAAGAATAATTTAATTGCAGCATTAGAAAAATCAATGGGAGTAGTAACTACAGCTTGTAAAAATGTAGGAATACACCGATCAACCTTTTACGAATATTATAATAATGATGAAAAATTTAGAAAGGAAATTAATGACATTGGTAACGTAGCACTTGATTTTGCAGAAGGTAAAATGTTTGAACAAATACAAAATGGCAATACCCAACTAATTAAATTTTATTTAGCCACTAAAGGTAAAAAAAGAGGTTATATTGAAAGACAAGAAATTACAGGTGCAGAGGGTATGCCTAATCACTTTCAAATAGAAATAATTGATAAAACAGATCCGAACTAATATTGTTTATAAGCATTTAGTTAATAATGATAAAAAAATAGTTGTTGAGCAAGGTGGAACACGATCTGGTAAGACATACAATATACTTTTATTTATAATTTTTCATTATTGCACTTATAACAATAAAAAAATAATAACAATTTGTCGCAAAACCTTTCCAAGTTTAAGGGCAACTGTTATGAGAGATTTTATAGAGATATTAAATACACACCAAATTTATAGAGATGAATTTCACAATAAATCTAATAGTGAATATCACTTATTTGGAAATTTAGTTGAATTTACCTCTCTTGATCAATCACAAAAAATTAGAGGTCGTAAAAGAGATTTATTATTTATAAATGAGGGTAATGAGTTGTATTGGGAGGATTGGCAACAGCTTATATTTAGAACACAAGAAAAAATTATAATTGACTTTAATCCATCAGATGAGTACCACTGGATTTATGATAATGTAATAACTAGAGAAGATTGTGCCTTTTTTAAAACAACTTATTTAGATAATCCTTTTTTAGAAGATGTTATTAAAAAGGAAATAGAAAGGTTAAAAGAAACAGATGATCAATATTGGCAAATTTATGGTTTAGGTGAACGAGCAACAAGCATATCGACTATATTTAGGTATGTTGAAACAAAACAAATACCATTAGATGCTAAATTAATAGCTTATGGTATGGATTTTGGTTATAGTAATGACCCAACTACATTGGTTGCTGTTTATACACTTGATCATAATTTATATATAAAAGAACATTTATATAGGACTAAAATGACTACTCACGATATACATATGTTTTTAAAAGAACAAAATTTATTAAGCAACCCTATTTATGCTGATAGTGCCGAACCAAGATTAATTGCTGAACTAAGAAGAATGGGACATAATATATTTCCAAGTTTAAAAGGCAAAGATTCCATTAATGCAGGAATAGACCTATTAAGAAGATATAAAATACATATTACAAGCGATTCAATAAATACAATACAAGAGTTTAGAAATTATAAATGGAAAGAAGATCGGTCTGGTAAACTTATAAATATTCCAGAAGATAAGCATAACCATACGATTGACCCAACAAGATATGCGACTTATTCTTTATTGTCAAGACCTAACTTTGGTAAGTACGCTATACAATAAAGTTGCCTATTTAATATATATTTTGTATATTTATTATATAATTACAACGAAGTAATTATTAAAACAAACAAAATGAGCAATATAAAAACAAAATTAACAGACAGAGAAAAAGTAATTAATTTTTTAATTAAAGAAAAAGGAACTAACATACACAGAATTATTCGTAGATGTGAATTAAAAGAGAAAAGAGCTAATTCAATTATTAACGATTTATATGAAAGAGGTTTTATAAGTAAAAAAATGGAACAACAAGGAGATGTGTGGAACACAAGTTGGTATAGTGAAATATTAACTTATATTGGATAATAATAACAGGGAGTTTTACAGCTCCCTTTTTTATATGACATTATTAAAACAATTTAACGAATTAAAAACCTTAAAAGAAAAAAGGTTATTTGCTTTAAAATTAGCAAAAACTGATTATGATATTGAGATGTTGAATTATGAGAAATTATCTTCTTTTTCAATACATACTTTATTTTATAAATATATTGGTAAAAAATACACCATTAAAAGACATTATAAAGCAAAACATAATNCACAAAGAAACTTTTAGTTGTCCAATATATATATATTTTGTATATTTGATTATAACATTAAAACAAACAATATGAAGAAAAAAACAATATTTCAATTTCACCAAAACGATTTAANAATAATGAACGAAGATCAATTAAATAATTGTATCAAAGATTTAAAAACAGGACTTAAATTAGCTAAAATGGAATATCAAATTAGAAACTATTAATATGAAACTAACATTTGAAGAACAATCTGCATTAATAGATGTTGAAGCAACATTGAAAATGCTATTAACAGCCGACAACCTAAAAACATATCAAAAAGAATGGTGTGTAAAGTCATATAAACATATAGTTAATTTTAGGTATCAAAACACATAAAATGGGAACATCAAAAGACAATTTAATAGAAAGAATTAACGAGTTAGAAAAAGAATTAAAAGAAGCAAAAAAACATACTTACATATATGAAAGTCATACTTTACAAGTATGGGATGGAGAATTGCATATTGGATATGGAGATTTAGAAGATGAAAAAAGTTTGGTTTGGAATGTTGAATCTTTATTTAAAGATTTGCCTTTTTTAATTACTCAAGTTGTAAAGGAAAATAAAAAAATGCAAAAAATGTATTTAGATTTAATAAAAGAATCATTAAAAGAAATATAATATGAAAACAAATAAAATAGTCAGACCAATGAGAAAATTTGGTGATTTATTAAAAGATTTATTTCACCCAAAAGATACAAGGCATTTTTGGGTTAGGGTAAAAGATAATGCAAACACAAAAGAGGAAAAAGATAATTTTATATTTGCAACAATAGAACTTTTAAATGAAAGAATACAAATAAATGGACAAAATACAAAACACTAAAGATTTATCATTTTATAATAATTCAATTTTATTAACTGAATTGATCAATAAAAAAGTAAATGATAATATAGATGATCAAGATTTAAAATTAATGCAAACATTACTAATTGATATATTTTTTTATGTTAATAATTTACAAACACATTTAGCCAATTTAAAAATTTTAAATAGCAAATTAAGAGAATTACGTAATGATGCTTTAATAAAAGTAAATGAATTGACAGATGAGATTGAATGGATTGAGCAAAATCAGATATAGTTGTGGATTACATATATATTTTGTATATTTGATTTATATTAATAATTAAAACAAACAAAATGAGATATTTACAAACAAATGAAGATTTACAAATTAAAGCTAATGAATGTATTAAAAAACATAAATTATATTTAACAAAAAACAACATTAATTTGGCTAATGAGTGGTTAACTGCTTATAAAGGTTGTTTAGGATTAATGACAAAATAAATAACAACAATGGGAGGATAAAACCTCCCTTTTTAAAACCAACAAAATGATTAGAAAATTTTTACAACAAGACCCAAATAATTGGAAATGGCTAATTTGCTTTTATGCTTTAGCTTTTATAATAACTATAATATTAACTATAAAAATATGAATAATATATCTAACACAATTGAGGTTGAATACGAACATTTTTTATTAGAAGTAGATTATGATTGGAGAAAAGGTAATGCAGGGAATTATTATAATCCTCCAGAACCAAATGAAACAGACATAAAAAAGGTTATAGTAATTGGTTATATAAATGATAATGGTAATATAGATTATTTGGACANTAAGGTTGAATTTCAAATGTATGATCTATCTGAATCTCATATATTAGAAGAAATTACAATGGATGTAGAAAATTTAATGTAATTTTAATAACTCAGTTTGTTTGTTTAAATTAGGTGCTTAGAAATAGGCACCTTTTTTTGTGCAGTAAAATCACCAATTAAATACGTTATATAATTATGGAAGTAAACATTACAGTACCTGATCACTTAAACGAAATAACTTTAAAACAATATAAGGAGTTTTTAAAAGTAAGTGAAAAAACCGAAGATGTAAATTTTATACAGACCAAAATGATGGAAATTTTTTGTAATATATCCAATAAAATGGCTACTGAAATGAAATATACAGATGTAGAAAATATTACAGGCACTATTAATTCAATGTTTTTAGATAAACCTAAATTGGTTACAAGGTTTAAAATAAATAAAAAAGAATATGGTTTTATACCAAATTTAGATGATATGACTTTAGGTGAATATATAGATTTAGATACATATTCTGGTAATTATGATAATATAGAGGTCGCTATGAATGTCTTATATCGACCTATCACTAATAAATTAGGAGGCAAATATGACATAGCAAAATATGATCCTAAAACAAAAGATGATATGTTACAAATGCCAATGGATGCAGTTATAAGTTCTTTGTTTTTTTTTCTGAATTTAGGAATGGAATTGTCAGAAATTACCCTGAACTCTTTAGCCAAACGACAACCAATACAGTCGGACCAACTGAGGGATTTGCAGCAAAGTATGGATGGTATCAATCTATTTTTGCCTTATCTCAGGGAAACATTGAACGAATTGAAAATATCACTCAATTAAAATTCCACGAATGTTTTTATATGTTAGCATTTATGAAAGACAAAACAGAGTTAGAAAACAAACAAATAAAAAAACAATTTAAATGAGCCAACAAGGAACAAGGGCATTTTACCAAGCTACCGAAACAATTAAAGCACAATTATTAGCAGATGTAAATGTCCATTCTGTTACTACAGGAGATATTAGCGATGTAGATTTGCAAAAACAAACCATATTTCCTTTATCACATATTATAGTAAATAATGTTTCTCAAGAGGATGGTGTTTTAAGATTTAGTATTTCAGTATTAGCTATGGATATAGTACACCAATCTAAAGAAATAACTATTGATCAATTTGAAGGTAATAACGATTTACAAGATATACTTAATACACAATTAGCAGTTGTAAATAAACTAACACAAGTGTTACGAAAAGGTACACTACATTTTGACAAATACCAATTAGATGGAAACCCTAACATAGAGCCATTTTACGATAGATTTGATAATGGTTTAGCAGGTTGGACAATTACAATGGACATTTTAATTTATAATGATATAAGTATTTGCTAATGGACTTTAATGAATTAAATAAAGCATTTAAAATTTTTGGTGATTATATGGTTGCTGAATCACAAAAAAACCTAAAACAAGAGGGTAAGGGTGGTGGACCACTATACAATTCAATTAGTTATAAAATAACAGATGAAAAAACTAAAGTGATATTAGATTTTTTTATGGAGGATTATGGTTTATTTCAAGATCAAGGTGTTAAAGGAAAAGATCCAAAAAAAGTTAGTTCAAATGCACAAATAACTGGACAACAAGCACCAAATTCACCATACAAATTTGGGTCTGGTACTGCAAAAGGTACTTGGAAAGATTTTGTAAGAAGTATAGCATCTTGGGCGCAAATTAAAAACATAAGATTAAGACAATACACCTATAAAGATGGTAAAAAGAAATCTACAGGTAAATTTGCTAAAGGTGGTTACGATACCATTGGTCAAGTTATTGCAAGAAATATTTATAATAGAGGTTTAAGACCATCATTTTTTTATACTAAACCCTATGAAAAAGCATTTGATAATTTACCAGAAGAATTATTTGAAGCATATGCACTCGAATTTGAAAAAGGAATAAAAACAAAAAACAATGGCGAATAGATTAATTAGATCACCACAATATATTACACAAACCTCAAGCAGTTCAAGTGTTAAATCTGCTAAATTAGAATTAAGTGTTGCTAATAGTATTGTTTATACAATAATAAAAGATGCTACACAAAATGTACCTGTTTTATTTGAATGGGCAGAATTAGCAAGAGATTATTTAGATATTACTTATACAGGTGGAATACCATCTACTCAAGCAGTTTTTGATGTAGATTTAGCATTAAAATTTTATCCAGAAGTTAATGGTGGTGGCACACAAATTGGTAGCACCTATACAGAAGACCATAATGGTTTTGATGGTTATGGCACATTTTATGAAGCTGCAAATCCCTCAATGAGTGCAACAGAATTTCCTGCAATATCAAATTATAGTCAAGCAGGTTCAAGTAGTGGGGGAACAAAAACATACACTATGTATGCACCAAAAAATATAGCATTATCTATTCCAAGCATAAATGCAGGTCAAGTTATATATAATCAAACAAGTTTAAATGCAACTGTAGAAACTATTAATTCAATAGATGTAAATATTAAAAGAATANNTTGCACAAAATTTACAANATTTAATAGTGGTTATACAGAAACNCCNNCAGANATNGGTTATNGAGTTTGNTTTATAAATAAATATGGAGCAATACAAACAGAGTTTTTTACTTTAAAAGCAGTACAAAGTATAAGGGCAAAAAAAAATACATTTAATTCTAATATAATATCATCTACAGGCACTTATTCAATCAATGCACATACAAGACAGAATTTTGATATAACAGCAGAGCAATCAGTTACTTTAAATTCATTTTATGTGCCTGAATATTATAATAATGTTTTTACAGAAATGTTATTGTCAGAAAAAGTTTGGGTTGTATTTAGAGTTCCATCAACTGGAACTTTTACAACTGTACCAGTAAATATAAGAACAAGCAATTTTGATTATAAAAATTCTTTAAACGAAAGATTAATACAATTTAGCTTTTCTTTTAATATGTCTTTTGATTATATAAATAACGTAAGATAACATAGAATAACATAAATGCAAAAATTACAATTATATATTGATACGACACCAACAGCTTCTAATCCAACTTATTTAAGAGTTGATTTATTTAAAGATGAAACTGTATCTATTAATTTGTCAATTCAAGATATAAAAGAGCCAGACAAAATATTTACTGAATTTACTAAAACATTTACCATACCTGCGAGTAAATCAAACAACTTAGTATTTGAACATTATTATAATGCTGATATAATAGATGGATTTGATGCAAGAAATAAAAGAGAAGCAAAAATTGAATTAAATAATATACCATATAAAGATGGATTTATAGCATTAAATGGCATAGAATTAAAAAATAATAAAGCATATTCATATAAAATTACCTTTTATGGTAAAACTATAAATCTAAATAAACAATTTAGAAATTCAGGTTTAAATTCATTACAAGGTGCTTTAACACCATATAATTTAGATTATATTAATGCTAATGTAGTTGCTAAAATGGGTGTTGACCCCACAGCAACAGGTTCAGAAATAATAACCCCCTTAATAACTCATACAACAGAAGCATTTTATACATCTGCTTCTACATCAATAGATGGAAACTTATCACCACAAACAGGTCAAGGTTTGCTTTGGTCAGAACTAAAATATGCAATTAAAGTTAGCACTATTATAGATGCTATTCAATTAACTTATGGATTAACATTTTCAGATGATTTTTTTGGAGCATCTGGTAATACACAATTTAATAACCTTTATTTATGGTTAAATGCAAAAAAAGGAAATGTGCAACCATCTACACAAGTTAACTCATTTACAAATCAAGTTACTGGTTTTGTAGCATCTGCAGGATATTCAAATGCTGAAACACAAATGGATGCTAATTCTGCTTTGATTATTAGTCCTTTTGCAATTCCAAATAGGTTAACATTAACAATAATAACCTCCACAGCAACAGTTGCTGAATATACAGTTAGGATAATTGATACATCAACTTCAAATATAATTTTTACTTCCGCTACTTTAACTGGATCAGCGACCTTTACTCAGGTGGATTTTACATTATCATCTGGTAATTTTGTTATTGAAATAGTTGGAACAACAGCTATAAGTTTTACATCATTTAATTGGAACTTGAAAGATTTACAAAACCAAGTTGGTGCAGGTTGGGAAAACGAATGGGAAATACCTGCTTCTGTAGGTTTTAATTTTGCTACTGAATTTGAATTTATAATTGGCGCACAAATGCCTGATTTAAAAATTATAGATTTTATGAATGGCTTATTTAAATTATTTAATTTGACAGCTTATTTTGATAATCAACCACAATTAGTTAATGGCAATACAAATCCTAATTTTGGTAAAATAAGAATACAAACCTTAGATAATTATTATGATAATAATTTTAATACTTGGGATATTTCTAAATATGTTGACACTAATAATGCCACAGTAAACGTAGGACTTCCATACAATGCAATTACTTTAAGTTATGAGGGTCAAAAAACATTTTATGCACAGCAATTTTTGCAAACAACTGGTAGTTCTTGGGGTGGTATAAAATATGAGGGTATAGGAACAACGGAGCAAAGTAGTAGTTTTACAGCACCAAATTTACCTTATAATGTAACTACACCTTTTGAACATTTACAAATGGTTAGATTATATAATCAAAATGGTGGTACAAAATTAAATTTAATGACTGGATATTTTGCTAATGATAATAAAGAAAGTATGGTTGGCAATCCATTATTGTTTTATCCTATTAGATTAACACCAAGCACAACTGATGTGGCAACACCAATAAGAATTAAAAGAGTAGAAAATGCAAGTTCTTTTGATGACTTAACTTCTTATATAATACCCTCAAATAGTGTTAGTTTAAATCCATCAACAAGTACAGAAAATATAAATTTTAACAATGAAAATAATGAGTGGACTGATACAAGTCAATTTACAGGCACTTTATTTCAAAATTTTTATAATACTTATATAAGTCAAGCATTTAATAGTCGTAGAAGAATATATAAATTCAAAGCATTTTTACCACTAAATATGATCTATAAAATACAAATGAATGATAGAATTACAATAAATAATCAAAGTTATAACATAAATAATGCAAATATTAATCTTATAACAGGTGAAACAAAATTAGAATTATTAAATAGAGTATGATCAAAGAAATAATAAGTTTATTAAGGTATGTAGATGCTAATACAGAAAATATACAAATAGCAAAAGGTAAAAACAAATTGGCAACCAATTGGAAAGAAGCCTATAAACAAATTAAAAAAGAATTATGGCAAAAATAATAGCAATACAGGTAAGTGCTGAAACAAAAGAAGCACAAAAGGCATTAGAAGCAGTTAATCAAACCTTACAAGAACAAGAGGATATTTTAGATGAAACAAGGAGGTTAATTATAAAAACAGAAAAATTAAGGGATAGTACCAGTAAAAAAGATGCTAATAGGTTAAAAGAAAGAAATGATAAACTAAAAGAATTAAATACAAGTTTAAAACAACAAAAGGACGCTATAAAATTAAGTAAAGACCAACAAAAAAAAGCTAATGTAGTTGTTAAAGATTCTATAAAAAACCAAAGAGATTATGGTGGTGTTTTAGGTACTGTAGATAAATTTACTGGTGGTGCTATTTCTGGTTTTCAAGGAATGACTAAAAGTATTTTTGGTGCAACCAAAGGTCTAAAGGCATTTACTATTGTTTTGGCAGGTACAGGAATTGGTGCTTTAGTGATTGGTATTTTAGCATTAGTACAAGCATTTAAAAGATCAGAAGCAGGACAAGAAAAGTTCCAAAGATTAATGGCAGGTATTGGTGCAGTTGTAGATCAATTATTAGATGGTTTTGCAAATTTAGGAACAGCAATTATAGATGCAGTTACAAGTCCAATGAAAGCAGTAAAAAGTTTAAAAGATGGATTAATTAAATTTATATCTTCTCCATTAAAAACAATAAAAGAGGGATTTGAAAGTGCTAAAGCATCAGCTATAAGTTTTGCAGCAGAAACAACTAAAGAGGTTTTAATTTTAGACAAAGTTACTAAAGCAAGACAAAAAGCACACCACATAGAAAGAGATTTACAAATTGAAAGGGCAAAAGCAAATAATGAAATTAACGATATTAGGTTACAGGCAGAAGATAGAGAAAACAAAACAGCAGCAGAAAGAATTATTTTATTAAGAAAGGCACAAGCAATAGAAGAAAGTATTACAAAAAAAGAAATAGAAGCAAAACAATTAATGGTTGATGCTCAAATTTTAGAAATGGAGCAAGGTCTAAATACCATTGAAGCAAAAGACAAACTTGCTAAAATGCAAGCAGAATTAATCAACTTAGATACCAAAAAATTAAGAAGTCAAAGGTTGTTACAAACACAAATTACTACTGCAGTAAGAGAGGAAGCAAGAGATAAAGAAAAGGCAAAAAAAGAAGCAGAGAAAAAAATTGAAGATGACCAAAAGGCTGCTGATAAAGTAATAGAGGATGCAAAAATAAAAGAACAAAAAAGGTTAGATGCCATAAAAGAAATACAAACAGCATTTGAGGAACAACAGGCAGAAGAAAATGCAATTACAGAAGAAGAAAAAGCAACCTTAGAATCTGAAAAAGCAATAGCTGAATTAGATAAACTCAATGCTTCGGAAGAACAAAAAGCAAAAATAATTGCTTATTGGAATGGACAAATACAAATTGGTAAAGACAAAGATGCTAAAAACGAAGAAGAAAGAGATAAAGCAGTAGGACAAGCAAAAGTTGATATAGCAAAACAAGGTATGGCATTAATTGGTGCTATTGCAGGTGAGGGTAGTGCAGTTGGTAAAGCAATGGCTATTGGTCAAGCAACCATTTCAGGTATTGAGGGAGTACAAAATGCTTTTAGTACAGCACAAAAAAATCCCATTACAATAGGTTTCCCTGCTTATCCATTTATACAAGCAGGTTTAGCAGGTGCATTTAGTGCTTTACAAATTAAAAAAATAGCTTCAACAAAAGCAGATGGAAAAGGAGCAACACCAAGTCCTGTTGTTAGTGGTGGTGGTGTAGCAACTCCTGCAATACCACAATTACCACCTACATTTAATACTGTTGGTGCAAGTGAAACAAACCAATTAGCAACTGCAATAGGACAACAAGAGCAAACACCTGTAAGAGCATTTGTTGTTTCTAATGATGTTACAACAGCACAAAGTTTAGAAAGAAACATAGTAGAGGGAGCAACTATATAAAAACAAAATTAACAATTTAATACGTTATATTATTATGAAGATTATAGAATTAGTACTTGACGAAGAACAAGAGGATTCTGGAATTGAAGCAATTTCGATAGTAGAAAATCCTGCAATAGAAGAAGATTTTATTGCTTTAAATAGTAAAGAAATTAAACTTGCAGAGGTTTCTAAAGATAAAAAATTATTAATGGGTGCTTTACTTGTACCTAATAAACCTATTTATAGAAAATCAGGCGAAGATGAATATTATATTTATTTTTCAAAAGATACTATTTCAAAAGCATCTCAATTATATTTAAAAAAAGGAAATCAAAATAATTCTACATTAGAACACCAACACACTTTAAGTGGTTTAACACTTGTAGAATCTTGGATTGTAGAAAGTGAAACACAAGACAAAAGTCGTTTATATAATTTAAATGTACCTGTAGGTACTTGGATGGGAACTATAAAGGTCAATAATGATGAAATATGGAACGAGTATGTTAAAACAAATAAAGTAAAAGGTTTTTCTATTGAGGGTTACTTTGCTGATAAAATGGAAAGACCAAAAGAATCAGTAGAAGAAAAAATGGAGATACAAAATAATAAACTACTTAAATCAATAAAAGATATTCTAATAAATGATTAGAAGGATAAGAAGAAATAGAAGACCAAGTAGCGCAAGTTATATTCCTGCGAGAGCATCACAAAATGGTGGACAACGTGCCTGTCTATGTCCAGACACTAACGATTATTCTCGTGAGTGCTGTGATGGTTCTATATGGGCGCAAGGCATTGGTTCTATAACAAAAATAAGTTGAAAATGCAAAATTTAAAATTAACCACGTTATATAAATAATTATGAAAAGTACAGAAATGTTAAACAAAATTAAAACACTTTTAGACATCCAAGTCAAATTAGAAGAAATGATGTTAGAAAATGGCACAAAGGTAGAAGCTGAATCATTTGAAAAAGGAAAAGAAATTTTTATTATGACAGATGATGAGAAAGTAGCAATGCCTGTTGGGGAATATATGTTAGAAGATGGAAGATTACTTGTTGTAGAACAAGAAGGACTAATTGCTGATATGCGAGAAGTTTCTGATGAAGTACCACAAAAAGAAGAAAAAGAAGAAATCACAGAGGATTTAGAAGAAAAAGAGGATGATAATTATGAGGATGATGGTAAAGAAGCAGATGTTGCTGATTGGAAAGGTATGGAAAAAAGAATTAAAAATTTAGAAGATGCTATCGCTGATTTAAAAGGTGATAAAGAATCTAAAATGGGTGATCAAGAAGAAGTAAGTGATGGTAGTTTAAAATCAAGAACAGTAAAAGAAGAATTTAATGAGGAATTATCTGAACCATCAGTTGCACCAATAAAACATAGTCCTGAATCTAAAGAAAATAAAAAAGGAAATGGTTTCTTACATTCACAAAATAGAATGGGTACAGCATTAGACAGGGTTTTATCCAGATTAAATAAATAATAATAAATAAAAATAAAATAAAAAAATGAGCACTTACAACTATTTATCAAATGACGTGGAACGCAATCAAGTTTCACAAAAAACATTAACTGCCTCAGTTTCAGTACCTGGACAAGATGCTGGTATTGACCATAATATTGCCACAGATGCTTTAGTAATAAGTTTACCAAAAATTAATTCTGAAAACTTAGGACTAACTTTCTTATTTAGAAACTCAGGAGCAGATGGAAATAACATTATTACATTAAGTCCTCATTCAACTGATGGTTTTAATGGTAGTATTCCTAATGCTAGTGCAGATTCAGTAGCAAGTGGAGTAGTTGATAAAGATTGGATTAACACAAAAGCAACATCAAACAAGGGAGACTATGTTGTAATCAGAGCAGTAGCACTAACAGAGTGGTACATAATCGGTGGTGTAGGAATCTGGGCATCTGAAGCATAATAATAATTAATTAATAAATAAAAAATAAAAAAATGAGTAATTTAAAAAACGTACACTTAGCGACTGCAGTAAATGTGACTACCACATATGCCGGGCAATTTGCAGGTGAGTATATTGCTGCGGCTTTGCTTTCTGCAAGTACTATAAATGATGGTGGTTTAACTGTAAAGTCTAATATTAGTTACAAAGAAGTAATTAAAAAAATGGCAACAAGCAATTTAGTGCAATCTGCATCTTGTGACTTTGACCCTACATCCTCTATTACTTTAACTGAGAGAATTATACAACCAACTGAATTACAAGTAAATCTACAGGTTTGTAAAAAAGATTTCGTAAATGACTGGGAATCTGAGCAAATGGGATTTGGTATGTCAAGAAGTTTACCGCCTAAATTTAGCGATTTTTTAATTGCTAGAGTTGCTGCTGAGGTTGCACAATCAACTGAAATTACTTTATGGAAAGGTGATACTGCTGCTGCTTCAAATAACAGCTTTGATGGTTTTGAAAAACTTATAGCTGCTTCTGCTGCTGCCGGAGATATTCCTGCAGGTCAACAAGTTGCTGCTGTTGGTGGTGGAATTACTGCTGCTAACGTAATTGCTGAATTACAGAAAGTAGTTTCTGCTATTCCAAATACATTATATGGAAAAGAAGATTTATTTATATATGTACCAAGTTCAGTTGCTAAATTTTATGTACAAGCATTAGGAGGATTTTCTGTTGCTGCTACATCTAATGCAGGGGTTGACAATAAAGGTACTCAATGGTGGAATAATGGTTCACTAACTGTAGATGGAGTTAAAATATTTGTTTGTCCGGGAATGTCAGACAATAAAATGTACGCAGCTGAAAGAAGTAACTTATACTTTGGAACAGGTTTATTATCTGATAACCAACAAGTTAAAGTTATTGATATGGCAGATATAGATGGAAGTCAGAACGTAAGAATGATTATGAGATTTACTTCTGGTGTACAATTCGGAGTTGCATCTGATTTAGTAGAGTACGCTTAATAAATAATTAACCAAAATTAAAAGGTAAGTGGGATAAAACTTACTTACCTTTTTTTTTAATAAAATATAAATAACTATGGCTTGTGCATTAACAACAGGAAGAAAAATACCTTGTAAATCGGCATTTGGTGGGATAAAAGAAGTCCTATTTGCTGATTTTGGAGGCTTAACAGGAGTAACAATAGATGCTTCTACAAAGCAAGTAACTGCAATCGCAGGTACTGCTAGTTGGTATAAATTTGATGTAAAAGGACCATCTTCTCTAGAAACTACAGTTACAAGTAGTAGAGATAATGGAACTACTTTTTATACTCAGACAATTAACTTAACATTAACATTTTTAGAAGCTAAAACTCAAGCAGAGTTACAAATATTAGCTTTGGGCAGACCTTATGCTGCAGTTGTTGATTATTATGGAAATACTTTTTTATGTGGGTATGAAAATGGGATGGAAGTAACAACAGGAACCGTAGTGTCAGGAGCAGCCGCAGGTGATCTTAGTGGGTTTACAATGGTGTTAGAGGGGATGGAAGAAACAGCACCTTACTTTGTAGATTCAGGTGTTATAACTCCAGAAGCTGGACAAATTGCACCGAATTAATAAAATATAATTTATATATTGGAATTAAGCACTCTTAGGGGTGCTTTTTTTTTGCTTTTATCTATCTACAAAATAACTTAATTAATACGTTATATAAGTAATGATAGTTTTTAATACTGCTGCGACAGCTCAAACTTTTAGTGTAATTCCAAGAATTTATGGAACAGAGTTTACTATGTCTGTGACAGATGATAGCACTAACATTACAGTATTTTATGACATTACAACAGCGACTACAAATGTTAATTATTTAACTTTTAATCAAGCATTTAATCCTGTTTTAATTGAAGGACATTTTTACGATATAAGATTTTTTACTGATTTTAATTTTTGGAACACTAATTATCAATTATGGGAAAATGACAATAGTTTTTGGAATATAGATAGGACAACAGATGCTACTTTATTTAGAGATAGGATTTTTTGTACTGATCAGCAAGTTGATCAAATGGAGGACGAATATTATGATTTAAATTTGGGTATTTATAAAACTTTTGATTCCTTTGATAATACATTTAAGGTATTTTAATTATGAAAAAAACAATAAAAAGAGATAATAATGGAAGATTTGCCAAGCATAATTCAGAGTTTAGCTTTGTAAATTTATCTACCTATACAAGTCCAGAAATATTAGAGGTACAAGGTAAAGATTGGATAAAATATGGAATAGATAATAATTATTTCCAATTTTTAATTGATCGTTACAATGGTAGTCCAACTAACAATGCTTGTGTAAATGGTATTAGTCAACAAATATTTGGTAAAGGTATAAATGCTACAGATGCTTCTATGAAACCTGAGCAATATGCTCAAATGATTACACTTTTAAAACCAGAAATGGTACAAAAGATTTGCTATGATCTTAAATTGATGGGTCAAGCTGCTATACAAGTAATTTATAGTAAGGGTAGGAAAAAAATTGCACAATGTGAGCATTTTCCTATTGAAACATTAAGAGCAGAAAAGGCAGATGAAGATGGTAATATAGATGGTTATTATTATTTTAATGATTGGGCAAATATAAAACCTAATGATAAACCGTTAAGGATTCCTGCTTACGGTACATCTAAAGAAAATATTGAGATATATTATATAAAACCTTATAGAGCAGGATTTTATTACTATTCACCTGTAGATTATCAAGGTGGACTACAATATGCCGAATTGGAAGAAGAAATAAGCAACTATCATCTTAATAACATAATGAATGGTTTAGCACCTTCAATGTTAATAAACTTTAACAATGGAACACCAAATCAAGAGCAAAGAGAATTAATTGAGCAAAGAATTGCACAAAAGTTCTCTGGTTCAAGTAATGCAGGTAAATTTATATTAGCTTTTAATGATAATAAAGAAAGTCAAGCGGAAATTACACCTGTACAGTTATCTGATGCACACCAACAATACCAATTTTTAAGTGAAGAAAGTACTAAAAAAATATTGGTTGCTCACAGGGTGGTATCACCAATGTTATTAGGAATAAAAGATTCAACTGGATTAGGTAATAATGCTGATGAAATAAAAACTGCTTCACTGTTAATGGATAATACTGTTATTAGACCTTTTCAAGAACTTTTGATTAAATGTTTTGATCAATTACTTGCTTATAATAATATTTCTTTAAACCTATATTTTATTACTTTACAACCATTAGAATTTACTGAAATTGATCCAACAATACAAGACAAAGAAGATATAGAAGAAGAAACAGGAGTTGAAATGGAGAAATTTAGTTTAAAAATGATCGATGGTAAAAGAGCTTATAAAACTAAAGAAGAAGCCATAAAAGTAGCCGAAGAACAAGGTTGTGGTGGTTATCACGAACACGAAGTAAATGGTGAAGTTTGGTTTATGCCTTGCAAAAATCACGAAATGCTAAAAAGTCCTTGTTGGGATGGTTATATAAAAAAAGGAACTAAAAAAAATGCAAAAGGTGAAACTGTCAATAATTGTGTAAAAATGACCACAGAATTATCTGAAGAAGATGTTGAGGTGGTTTTAGGAAGTTTAGCGACAAGTGGAACTAAAATGGAAGATAAATGGGTTTTTGTAGATGAATTAGATGAAAGTTCAGAATATAGTAATGAAGATTGGGCAAATTATTTAATAAAAGAAAAAAAATCAACTTTAAATAAAATTAGAGAAATAATTGGTTTAAAACAAGCAACTGAAACAAATGTAGGAAGTAAAAATGATGGTTCTGCTTATAGTGATATAGACAGCAAAAATGGTTTATATAAAATTAGATATAAATATGCTCGTGGTATGGCAAAAAGTGGACAATCAAGACCTTTTTGTGAAAAAATGATGAGTTTAAGTAGTCAAGGTTTAGTTTGGAGAATTGAAGATATAGATTTAGCAAGTTATCCAAGAAAAGGATCACCAAAAGTAAATGCAGGGTTTAGACATAGACCAGATATAGAATATAATATTTTTGAATTAAAAGGTGGAATATATTGTCAGCATAAATGGGTAAGAGTTTTATATAGGTTAGAAAGTAATACTGAAATATCAGAAAATTTAAATAATTATAAAAAAGTAAGAACTATTCCTCAAAGTTATTTAAGAAATCCAAGAGGAAGTAAAAAAGCTGCAATAGCAACTGATAAACAAAAAGGACGAGGAGCATACCCAAAATAAAAAATTATGGCAACACCACTTTTTATAAATAGAACAGATTTAGTTAGAAATTCCATAATTGATGGAAATGTAGATACTAATAAGTTTATTTATTTTATTAAAATAGCGCAAACTATACACATACAAAACTATTTAGGTACTGATTTATATGAGGAATTTGAAGCTATGATCACAGCAGGAACTTTAACACAAAATGCTAATCCTAATCATTATAATTTAATGGTTGATTATATACAACCTATGCTAATCTGGTTTGCACAAGTGGACTATATTCCATTTGCTGCATATCAAATAAAAAACTCAGGTGTTTTTAAACATACATCTGAAAATAGTGAAAGTGCATCTAAAGAAGAATTAGATTATTTAGTTGCTAAGGCAAGAGAATATGCTGAATATTATACAAGAAGATTTATTGATTATATGAATTTTAATAACACAACTTTTCCAAAATATTTAAGTAATTCAAATGACGATATAGACCCAAGCCAAGATGCAATTTTTAATGGTTGGGTATTATGAGATATAAACCAAAAGAAAAAAATGTAGAAAAATTAAAAGCATTTTTAAAAAAACAAAATAGAAAAAAATAATTATGGCGACTTTATTTAATACTAAAATATCTGCAACTTATCCAGGTCTTATTAAGACAACTGATAATGCTGCAATCTCGGCAACATTAAAACAACTAACTGATGGTTCTGGAAACAATACAGGTCTTTATGTAAACAACGCAGGAGATTTTAAAGTTACTGCTATTTTAGAGTGGGGTTCTTTAAAAGATACAGGTACAGGTGTTACTATTACTCAATTTGTAACTGCTGCTAATGGAATAGCAAATTTTAATAATGATACCACAGTTCCTACAAGTGCTGCTGTAAAAACTTATGTAGATGCAGTTGTAACAGCTTCGGATTTAGATTTTTTAGGAGATTCAAATACAGGTAGTCCTGCTGTTGATTTAGATTCACAAAATTTTAGTGTTTTAGGAACTACTAATGAAATCGTAACAAGTGGTGCAAATCAAACTTTAACTATTGGACTTCCAAATAGTGTAACAATAAGTGGAACTTTTACAGGTGCTACTTTCTCAGGTGACCTTAGCGGGACTATAAACACTGCAACTACAGCTACTACTCAATCTGCAGGTGATAATTCAACTAAGGTTGCTACGACTCAGTATGTCGACACTCTTGACGCGGCGTCTGATCTTGACTTCTCTGGTGATTCTGGAACAGGAGATGTAAATCTTAACACACAAGTTTTT